CAATGCAGTAGAGGTAGGTGTAGCCGCCGAATATCAGCTCACAGAGGATGCTTCTTTTTCAGCAAAAGTTTCTTTCAACGATAATGATGCTGATGGCACAGCTTACTCTCTCGAAAAAGATTGGGTGGTTGGAGCAGGTTTTTCCTACAGCTTCTAAGCTATTTTTAAAAAAAATAAAATTAAGCCCCCTGCCAAGGGGGCTTTTTTTTTGTATCAAGTGTAAATAAATAAACATGGAACCCGAAAAGTCTATTATAAAGGAGTTTCTTAACGGAGGATGGTTGGTTCCACTGGTTGGCGCTGCTGCGATGTTTGCTAGGCTTTTGTCAGGCCATAATGAATTATCTATAAAACAACAACTCAAAAGAATATTAACCGCTGCTATTGCCGCTGGTATAGCTTGGTTTGTTTTAGAGCAAACAGATGTTTCATCTCTGACTAAAGCTATTACCTATGGTATTATAGGCGTGGTAAGTCCTGAAGTTATATCTGGTATAGTTCGTTTAGGAGAAAGATTCGCCAAAAATCCAGAAAAATTTATTAAAAAATGAGACCTAAATTTATAGTCTATTGTCTAGCTGCTATCTGTTTGGCTTTCTCTTGGAAGGGGATTCTTCTTACAGAGAATATCAATAAAACACTAGAAGAAAACGCTCGTCAATCAGAGGCTTCTATTATGGAAATAGGTATGTGTTTTGATTGGTATGGTGTTATTATTGTCAATTCAGTTATTAAAACATCTCATGGTGTAATATCTACAGATGAAATGATTGATGTTCTTGAAGAAGAGAGTCAAAACAAGGATGAATACTTAGAGGGATATAAAGACAGTATCACAGAGGACGAGGTTGAATATGCAGATTTTGTTTTTGCTCAAGAGGAAAAAATTAGTATATATGTTGATCAGCTAATTAAATGGGCAAAAAGTGGTGATGTAGATAAAATAAAAGCCTCTATTCCATTAATGTATCAAATGACAGATCCTACGATTGATGCTATTAATAATATTATGGATACAAAAATGTATTATAATGAGGCAAAGTCTGAAGAGCTTTATTATAAGATAGGTCAATATAGAGAGTTTATGATATTAACTGTTGTTTTATGTTTTGTGATGTGTGTTTGTGCTGGATTAAGTAGAAGGTGTGCATAATGAATTTTAAAGGTAAAAAAGAAGTTGTAAAAGCAGTCCAGAAACTTATCGGTGTTTCTGCTGATGGGGCTGATGGTCCTGTAACTTGGAACGCAATACTGGCTAAACTATCTACAAAAG